ATAAGTATTTTCTTACTCTTAAAATATTTATGTGTTAAATGATTTAATAATTTTAAACTGTTTTCTGCATCTTCATAGATATAAGGATGTATTTTAGAAATATATAAAGAATCATTATTGATTATTTCTTGTTTAAGTGTTGCAATATCTAATATTTTATCTAATATTTCTGACTGTAAGTCTTTCTTTTCCCAAAACTTGTAATCATCTAACACTTTTTGTACATTTAACTGTATTGTTATCTTATTATTGACCATAGATTTGACTCTACCGTCATTTTCTGGTGCCATGTTCAAATTATCTCCATATATTTTTGGTATAAGTGACAATAGCGTACATATGAAGTCTCCTCCAGCGCCAGGTTCGTACATAACAGCGATAGTTTTCTCTGAAACTATATTTTCTATTTCATTCATCATTATATACGTATTTATCTCTATAGGAAAGTGCCGTTTTTTGTAAACATAGTAGCGATATGATTAAAGGATAACGGCATCCTCACCTTAGATATAAGTAACTTATATCGGTCCTAAGGTGTGTTATTTTTTACGTCTTTTGACTTCTTTTTGTTTTCTAGTATTTGAGTAAATGTCGCCTTCATTTAAAACTCTAAATTTCATACCACGTTTTCTAGCCCAATGAGTTGCCGCATCCCATTTTGCATAATTTACTGCAACTTGAGCCTGTTCACCCCTACCACGTGCTAATTTTGGATTTGATTGTCTGCTTGGTTTAATTTCTATCAATTCTGCGTTTTTATTTCCTTTTGCATCCATATATACAATGACAAAATCAGGAACATAACTAGTTACCTTACCATTTAGTGGATGTTGATATGTAATTCTAACTGGCTCACTTGCCCATGCCATTACATTAGGATTATCGTCACAGAAACACATGAATGTATGTTCCCAACTACTACGAAAGGTAGGTTCACCGCTACCAGAGTACTTTGCGGGATTCTTTACAGTATATTTACCTTGATGAAATTTTCTCATTTAATAATTGCTCTTGCGACATACTTATTTGGTTTTAAAGGCGTTACTTTGCCTGTTTTATAACCGAATCGCAATGCATTATTAAGAGCAAATGCTCCTAAATCATTAAATGAAAAGTCTTCAGACACTTCGTTAACTAAATCATACGGATTTAAACCAAATGATTTTGCAATATTCTGAATTTCTATTGCATACGTTTCAGCCTTATCTTGTGTAAAGCCCTTTTTCTTTAGATTAGCAGTAAGTAAATCTATCTTCATCTTGGGCTCCTTTGTTGATTTAACAGTCTAATTTTATTCTGTTGCATCGTTTTGTCAGGTGATGAATTTGATGATTTTGTCTGATTTAATGTCTGACTGTCTTCACTTGAAAACGCAGGTGTTGTTGTTGTGTTTATTCCATTAGTATTTGTTTGTCTAAGGCCATTTGTTATACCGTCTCTAATGAGGTCTCCTGCTATACCAAATTTACTTTGAGATGTTTTTCCTAGAGATGTTAAATTACCGATACCTGTATTACCAAGTATTCCTTGACCGATATCTCTAGTTATATTACTAAAATTAACACTTCTTCCATTAAAAAATGCACTAACTAATTCGTTTGTAACTGCTGAACCGAAGTTTGCTGGGCTATAAGTTTGACTTCCACCATCAACACTACCTAGGCCTGCAAAATCTGGTACATTCGGATTTAATATAGTCGATTTATAAGAATTACCTGTTTCCTGTGCAGAGGGTCTAGTTCCTGCCATTGTTTCTCTTAAATCGATACTCATTCCCTGTTTACTATTATTAGTTCTTTCTCTATTCTGCTCAGTTTCTTCTGCATACATCAAGTTACTTGCTTTTATAGTTCCGATATCATTTCTTAACTCTTGTAACAATGCTTTTGCGGCTTCTCTGTCACCTGATAACTCTTGTGTCTTATTATACAACTTTCTGAGTTGATTAAGTTTTCTAATCTCATCAAGTTTATCTTGCTCCTTAACTCCATCCTCGTCTGGGAAATTAGAAGTGTTCTGCATTTCTGTTAGTAACTTATTAAATAGTTCTTCTTCTTTATTCATTCCCTTAGTTTTAGTTGTAACTGGAGAAAGTTCATCTAACATGTAGTCTAGCCCAAGTGACATCCAACTTGGAAACTGTACATTATCATCTTTAGGATAAAAAACTATATTTTCAGGCTGTACCGTGATTTCTATTGTTCTTGGTTCTGATGAAGAATAATCACTGGGTGAAAATGTTATATTTGTAACTAATGGATTAATCAGTTGTATTTGTTGCACAAAGCCTTCATTTTCTTGTGATGAATCAAGATTACCAAAAAAGTGATTGACTTTAATACTTTCAAAACTTTGATGATAGTATTCACCAGTGCTTTTGTCTGGCATTTTTCTACCATATAATTGGTTATGTGCAGAAAGATACCCTTCTTGCATTCCATCTGCCGGTGCAAGACTATTATTTTTGAAAAATCTTTCATACATTCTTGCCGCCATGTCAAACATTGTACCATCAACAGTATCATACATCGTAATACTTACTTCTGGGAAGTCTACACGTGTAGGTACATATAGTCGCTTACCATATTGGTCGACTGGTATAGTACTTGTCACTACTGAGATGCCAGACACTGCTCTTGCTAATGCTGATATATCTAGTGGTTTTACACCGTTATCGTTGCTTGTTTGATTGAATTCGACAAACCATAGGTCAGAAGTTTTAGGCGCTTTAGTAATGGTTGAACGGCCAACACCGTTGGCTTGGCCTTGTTGTTCAAATCCAAATCTATGTTTAGCACCTGCGCTATCCGCCAGGATACGCTTCCTATTACCTATGCTTTGACGGTCTTCACCTGCCATAACCGACTACCTCTTTATTAACCTGCTGAACTTGAGTTGTTAATAAATACTTGGTCTGGCATAATTTCTGCATCTGTAAACACAGCATTATCATATTGTAGTGTCAAAATGATTTGTACTGGGTCAGAAACAGCATAATCTGTTTGTGAATAGTCTGCATTAGTAATAAAGCAACCTTCTAATTGCCACTGTTCAGTTGGGTTACCTGAGTTACCATCTAAGATTTCAATCAATGTCGAAAACTTATAGTTAGTACCTGCTGAAGGACCTCTTTGATTTCTGTGGTCTAGTTGTGATTGTACTTGACGACCAACTAGTTTAGTTAGATTGTTTGCGATATCATCACGCAATGTAATTGTAATTGGTTCCCATGTGTGTTTACCCATCATATACATACGTGAGTTGTATGAATCTAGTGGAATTGACTCATGTGAGACCTTTGGACGAGTAACATTCATTACCTGTCTTGTAAATTCTTGGGTGTTCTGTGAAACCCCACCAAAGCCCGCTACTTGTACTCTGAAGCGGTAATTTAGTTTTGGCTGTAAAATACCAGTACCTTGAGCGTTTTCGCCCGAGTCTAGTGGAACACCAAAGTTGTTTAACGTTCTTGCCATTTTCTGTCTCCTATAATAGATTGCAATCTATGTTTTACTATAGTATTTATCAATTCTGTGAGGAATTAAGTCGTACTTAATGAAAAACCCGACAAAAGCCGGGTTTCTCGTTACATTAAATGTAAAGTGTATTATGCTAGTGATTCACCAGTGTTACGAATACGTAGTGGGATGTAGATAAACTCAACCGCTTTAACTGGTTGAATAGCAACATCTACCCATAATTCGTTTCTATCAATACGTGCTGGTGTGTTATTTGACTCATCACAGACTACTAAGAAGTCATATAGACCTCTATCTGTAACAAGACCACCACAGAAACGTTCTACTGCATCTCTCATGTTATCACGTGTAATTTTATCATTCTGTTCGAATAAGAAACCACGTGAAAGTTGGTCAAGATTATGTCTCATGTAGTTCGTTAGACGTGCTACGTTGATTCTGTCTAATGCACTTGCAAATGCTTGTGAAGTCTTCTGACCGTATACAACTAAACCCTGATTTGGGAAGTCTGCAATTGGGTTCATACGTGCTGTATATAATGTATCACGTTGTCCTTCACTTAGTCTTGTTCTTACAAACTCATTTTCAGAGTTTACATAACCAACTTGTGATGCGTTTGAAACTACACCACGTGTCAATCCTGCTGGTGCAAACCATGGGAATGATACTTGGTCAGAGAAAGCAATAGTTCTTAAAGCAATTGCTGATGAAGGGATAACAACATCATTACCACTCAAGTCAGTTGACAGACCATGTGGATAGTAAACTGCCGCATATGTTTCTGCTGGCATGTTTGAATCTGCCCATGCTTTCATTTCTGTTGAAGTTGACTTCAAGTTCATTGGGCAATCACCTACGATGAATGCGATTTCTTTCTTATCTTTATTAAGAGTAATCATTTCATCCATTAACTCATGGTAGCCAGGAGCCGAAATCAAATTGAAGTAAGTTGATTCTGCACGAATACCATCATTCGATGTAATCGCTGATTGCATTGCTTCTACAACCATGTGACGCTGTGCATCTGTGCCGAACTTACCTGAACCGTCCGTGTTTACACCTGAAACCCATACCCACTTACCGTCTGTGTATTGCTTGACATTATAAGTTGAGTAGTCCATGTTAACCATTAACATACCGTCTGGTGATGTTTCTGCATTTGGAACTTGTGCATGTACTGTACGACTGTTAGCGGCACCGTTTGCATCATAAGGAGCATCATTTGAATAGTTACCAAATAATAAACCGTTAGTTGATGATTGGTCTGCTGTGTCTAACTTAACCCATGCTGAACCTGACCAACGATATACTGTTGGGTAAGGAAGAGCATCACCGTCTACCCAAATATCACCTGCTACTAGAGCCGATGTACCGTCTTTACGCTTTGTAGGTTCACCTGAACGCAATTGTAGTTCAGTTGCTAGAAGACCTTCTGTATCTTCTGACCATGCATGTTTTGCCCATTCTTGTGCCGAGCCGTTCCATGTATTTTTTAAGATTTCAACTTTTAAATCAGAGTTGAACCATAGAGTTCCTTCTGCGATTGTACCAGTGATTTGTGTTGATTTTGCTTCATATACTAATGCTTCCCAAACTGATGCACTTTGTGATGCATCTACGAAGCCCATTGCTGTTTGACCAACAGAGAACTCGATGTTTAGTTCTTTGCCGTCAGTTTTAGTGAAGCGTATTTTGTTAGTGCCAACTTTTTCAATTTGAACATTTGCTGTATTCAAACCTGCATCACTTTGTAATGCTGTTACTACTTGGTCAATAGACTGGCCTGACATATTAAATGACGAACTTTCTACAGTAAATGTTGATGTGATTGATGCTGTATCAGGAATAGTTCCTGTTGTTAGCATAGTTTTTGTTGCGCCTGTATGGCGTCTTAGTTCAAAGAAACCAAGTGTAGCGTCATATCTTGTGTATATGTCGCCGACTGAAATTAATGCTGAACCAGCCGCATCGTCAGATGCATATGTTGGAGCCTGAACTGATGTGAATAGACCAGATGTTGAATTATAAACATTCATGTCAATATCAATTCCGCCACCTTGTTCTGTTAAACGAGCATATGTGTCGCCTGCTACTAAGGCGCCGCCACCTTTCTGTGTTGTTGGTGCAAATGCAGAGAATTGAAAATCGCCTGCGCCTACATTACCTAATAAAACCCATGCACTTGCTACTTTCTGATAGTAACCAACTTTTGAAGTTGATGCTACTACGGCGTAGTCTCCTGCTGAACCGTATGTGTTTGATGGTGCCGCGAAACCTGAACCGTCTAATGTCTCTACGTTTCCTGTTCCTGGTGCGTCTGTCAATACTGATACGTTTGCGTCAACCCATGCTGAACCATCCCATTTGAATAGTCCCCATTTAGATTTTGACGTGTTGTGCCAATATGAGCCGTTTGTGATTACACCTGCAGGTTCTGTCGTAGTTGCTTCTAATTCTGCTAGGTCGATATCTGCACGAATAACGTAAGCGTTGTTTGAAACACCTAGATATTGATATGCAGCCAATAGACCATATTCGCTTGTCTCTGCGCCTTGCACAACTGAACCGCCAACTTCGTAGAACTTAGGTTCTCCGAAAGTTTCAACTAATTCTCTTTGTGAAGATACTAGATAAGCCACACCAGCGTTTGCTGGAACTGTGCCAGAAGCAATAGATGAACCAGAAGTGTCTGCTTTGTTACTTGCCGTAGCAATAACTAATAATGGAAGTGTACCTTGTGTTGCGGCCACATATTGTGACTCATCTACAACTGTTACTGATACACCTGGTGATACTAATGTAGGCATTCTGTTCTCCTTGTTTAAAATATGAATTGCTAACAATATTTATCATATTTTACGAAAAAACAGGTGTTTGGAAGTTAACTACATAGATAACGTCTTTGAAACTTGGATATATAGTGACTGTAGGTCACTATCGTTATAGATAATATGACTAAAAGTATCATTAGTTCCTATCCATCTCCATTCACTTTGATGCACATTGGGATAGTTACTTTTCATCAAGTCTGAATCTGTTGCATTATCTAAGATTGCAGTTCCCCACCATTCAGGTAAATCACCACGTCTGACATTCCAAACTTCACCATCTAAATCTTTAATGATGCTTATCTCATTTGCAAATCGTACATCAGGAACGATATACTTATTTTCAGGATTGTTAATTATTTCTTGTTTGACTAGACTAACCCAAATGCCGTCATAAAAACCATTACGCATACAGTCAGTGCCAAACTCTTGTAGAACTAATCTGGGAGTAATCTCACGACCCGTTTCTTTAGTCCAAAACGTATCAACTTGTTCACGCCATTTTCTACTCTCTACTGTGTCGCCTTCTAACATAGAACGGTCCCAGCCGAATACAGTTGCAACACCGTCTTTGAGTTTGTCTGCGAAGGAAAGTTTTATGAAGTTATGTTTTTCTACTAAAATATCGGCAACTGTGCCTTTACCAGAACCAATGAGTCCACATATACCAATAATCATCTGAGATTTCCTTATCATAACTTAACTAAAAGAAGTATAGCATAGTTATGCAAGTGTGTCAAGTATTAACCGATAATAAATCCTAATGGTGCTGAGCCATCTAAGTACAATTTTAATTCGTTCTCAAGTTTTTCAATACCCGCATCTGCTTCTTGTTTCATTACATCGCCATTAAGCGAAACACCACCCTGTGCGCCCGGTAATGTAGAGAATTTAGAACGTGCTTCACCAATCATTTTCTTACAATATGCTAATGCATAATCACGTAACCAAGACTTAAGATAGTTGTCCTGTAAAAGAACATCATCAGGTCTTTCTAAATGAACATGTAGAAGTACAGTTTCTTTTGCTCTTAACTTTCTAAGAAGTTTAAGTTTATGTGTACTAGGATTCCATATGAAGTTAATTTCAGTTGCGGCAATCTTATTCAATGTTTCTCTGTATCCGGCAAATAGTTCATAAGTCGCAATACCACCTAGATGATTGTTCATAAAGAAGTACGAGTTAGCATATGCTAATTCAAATGGGTCCATATCTACACCAGCAGATATGCCATGGCCAAATGCACGATTCCAAATCTTCTTTACTTCAATGATTTCTTCTGGTAAAGAGTATTCATCTTGTTCTTCTTGTAGTTCAATTGTATAGAAATCTTCCTCTACTGCATTTTCTGAACGTTGTCTAATTTTAGATAAAGCAATATCAATAGCCAGGTCATAGTGTTCTGGGTCTAGTTCGATATCAATCATACCATCACCTAGTAATAGTCTGACTTGGTTGATTACATCATTCTTTATTTTATTTCTATTTTTTGCCATTGAAAGTCTCCATTATATTGTATTTATCATAAAAACAAATTATGGATATGGTAAACCCCTCTTAAAGAGGGGCCTACTAATTTAAATTTAACAACTTATATTACGATACGTTAAACCCACGTGTTTCTGCGATATCTTCAAACAATTGAATAAATCTGCGTTCGTATGAAGTAGGGGCGATTTCTGTTTCATCGTCTGCTTTATAAGGCGTATCTTCAACACCCAATTCAAAGTTTGCTGAAACTTCATGTGAAAATACTAGGCCGCGATTTGCCTCTGCCCATGCTCTATATTCTTTAACCATTTTAGTATATTGAGTGAAATGTCTTTCGCTCATAAATCTAATACGAACACCTGCTTTGTTACCGTTCCAAGGGTAGTGTCTAACCTCATCAAATACAAAGCCCTCAATTGCTTTTGCATATTTTGAATCAGTTTCTTGGATATATTCCCACAAATAACTACGAGAAATCTCATAACCAGTCTTATCAGTGTTAGCATCTGCTACCGCCTGAGGGAATGTTGTTTCTAAAAAATAGAATGTCTGTTTTGCCATTATAATGTCTCCTGAGATTAACAATACACCGTCGTGCATCAACAATACTATTTATCAGAAAACCTTAATTATTAAACTGTTATCATTAAAACGGCCGTTCATTTTAGTCTCTACAGAATTAATTGCTCCGAATTCTTTCTGCAATGAACGTTTGGTAATTTTCTTAAACTTAGAAAGTTGTTCTTCTGGTTTACGCAATGTTTTATGCACACTATTCTTTTCATCAAAGCCTTGAATAGTTGTTCCCTTGACACTAAGTCCAGAGCCTTCTCTACCTAATCCTTTAGGGTCAATATTACTAGCATAGTAAATACCTAGTTTTCTGTTCTTTGTATTATACACAAGAACTGCTTGTGCGCCTACAATCTCTACTGGATTCATACTAACTGTCTTAGTATCTACATGTTGCTTCATATACTTAAACTTTGCAACTTGCTTTTCTGCACTAACTGGTTTCTTCTTACGCGGTGTTCTTGTTGCTTTTGCTTTAGCGATAATCATATCACATGCTTCAACAATAGATAGGTACATCTTATACATTACCTTAATTTCAGGCTTAGTCAGGTAAGCATAACCTTCTTTAAGTTGTTCATAGAAATCTTTTTGTCTTTCATTCATCCGCTTGGGAGGATTCAGTAATTCATCTAGTTCGTCTGCTACTGGCTTATACTGATTAAGAATAATCTTTGCATGATTTGCCTTTGCCTGCTCTCTTATTAGTAGTTTATAAGGGTCAAACTCTTTCAACATTTTTGCAGTGTTATCAAAATTATCAATAAATTCTTCGATATCATCTGTCATTGATAACGCTTTGTCACGTAACAACTGCTGAATAGATGGTCTATATTTGTTTACTGCAACTTCTTCTACTTCTTTCTTTTCTTCTAAAATTTTTGCACCGATTTCAATAATCTTATTGATTTCTTCTTTAACTATATCAGTTGCATCACGTACACATGTTGCTGATACCCCAGCCAATGTATCTAAGTATGCCGGTACACCTTCATTATTTTCAGGCATACCATTCATCAATGCTCTGGCATAACTTGCTATTGTACTTTTTGTACGCCAATCTTCCGCTGACTTATATGCTTTTATTTGTTCTTTAGTATAACCGTTTTCTTTCATCCAGTCAACTGCCCAAACAACAAAATCTTTTGATTTATAATAGTATGCATAAAACGTAGTTGTGCGATTACGTTCTCTATAATATTTTTCGCCTGACCATGTGTCTGCATCTTTCCATGTAGGTTCTGGTCCAGTATACGATATATCTGTATATTTTGAGCCACGCTGTGCTGATTTTTTTCTCTTAGCAAGTTTAATCGCCATTGGATTTCGTCTCCTATTTTAAAAGTATATAGTCGTTACTGTTTATATTTAACTACAAAAGCACCAATTTGTCAAGTTTTTTTTCTATCTGTGTTTTTATCAAGCAAATTTGTCTTGTCTATTATATCTTTGGAAAGAGCGTTTATTAACAATGCACTACGAAATGTGTCTGCATTATTTGGCATTGTGCTGTGTAACGTTCTTCCATTATACATCAATACATCACCAGGTTGAGACAAAAATTGTACTCCTTCATTTCTGATTCGTTCATCATATATTTCCTGAAATTCTTCAATATCTTTGTAATGAATCATTTCTGCATGACTTCCAGGTATAAATGATGTTGCACCATTTTCTAATGTAAACTGGTCTAAGGGTATAATTACCTGGACGCCCAATGTTTCTTCTGACGTTGCATATTCATCAAAACGATAAGGACTATCAATGTGCGCTCTAATCTTTGAACTACCAGGACGTGTAGTAATACAATCTACTCCATGAATGCCCCAATCTTCTGATTCGAATAGCGCACTTATATAAGTATGCAATTGTTGTACTATAGGACTCCACATTTCGACAGGAGGCGCAGTTGTCCACCAACAGTCATATTCTCTTCCCTTTCGATGTTTATTGTAGTATTTCCCGTTTACGGCGTTCCCACGATGACATCTTTCTGGGTTCATAGCCCATAATTTGAATTGATGTGTTACCATACTAGGCAACATACCACGTATTATTGTATATCCTTCATTCATTTTAAATCCTTAAATATAGATAAGTACTATTATATGATAAATACAGTAATAAGTCAAGGAAAATTTTTATGCCAAGATTAAGTTTATGGAACCCTCGTAAGGGCAATGATTACAAATTCGCTGATAAGACAGTCAAAGCACACTTTGACCATGGCGGAACTTCATTATTGATACACAAGTATCTAGGGTCTCAGGACGAAACTGACCCTAATTATGACCCTGCCCAACCAGCAATACAAGATTTATTGTTTATGGAAAATCGTGACCGAAAGTATGATACTGAAATTTACGATTTAAGAGGTGTATATACTGTAACTGACCAAGACTTTGAATTATCACAGTTCGGTATGTTCTTAGGTAATGACCAACAAGTGTTCACTCTACATTTGAACGAGATGGTCAATCAACTAGGTCGTAAAATTATGACTGGTGATGTAATCGAACTGCCTCATATGAGAGAAGATATGTTACTAGAAGAAGATAGTGATGCTGTCAATCAATATTGGGTCGTACAAGAAGCAACTAAAGGTGCTGAAGGATTTGATGCAGGTTGGTGGCCGCATATTTGGCGTGTTCGTTGTAAACAACTACAGGACACACAAGAGTACTCAGATATTCTTGGTACTGGTGAAGAAGCAGATGACTTGAAAAATATCTTGTCAACATACAACAAAGAACTTCAAATAACTGATGCAATTGTAGATGAAGCACAAGAAAATGTTCCAGGAAAATACTGGGATTACAGAACAAATAATATGGTTTACGCAACACAAGGTGACCATCCTGAAGATATAGACTATGCCACAGTAGCAAACGGGACACAATTTCCGGATAGTCCTGCTGAAGATTCGTATTTCTTACGTACTGATTATACTCCAAGTAGACTATTTCAATATAGAGATAACAAATGGTATAAGATAGAAGACGATGACGGTGCATGGGAAGTTGGGCATCACTTACACCACAAATTTATCAATAATGATGGTAGTGTAATACTTGACGATGGTACACAAATAAAATCAAAAGTAAACTTATCTAAAGCGGTAAGACCGAAGGTGGATTAATATGAGCCAAGAACATTTCTATGATGAACAAATAAGAAGATATATATTACAGTTTGTAAGAATGTTTAGTGGATTTTCTGTAAAGACAGGAAAGAAGATGAACGACAACGTTACAGACTATTATATCAGAGTACCAGCAAGATATGGAGATGTGTCTCGTATGGCTTCAACAATTCTAAAAGGGAATTCAGAAAATATTATTAACTCTGCACCATTTATTGCATGTTGGGTTCAAGGGTTAATACCAGACAGGCAACGTTTACAAGAACCATTCTTTAATGATGCAGTAAGTGTCAACGAAAGAAAGTATGACCCGGTTGCTAAACAATATACGAATGAAACTGGACAAAAATATAGTGTAAAAAGATTAATGCCAGTACCGTATCTGTTAAATATGCAGGTTGATGTATGGACTTCTAATACAGACCAAAAACTTCAATTACTCGAACAGATGTTAGTATTATTTAATCCAGCATTAGAAATACAACACAACGATAATCCCGTAGATTGGACAACAATCACAGTTGTAGAAATGACTGACATACAATGGACAAGTCGGGGCATTCCTGCAGGAATCGAAGACCAGATAGATATCGCAACATTGACTTTTCAAATACCTATTTGGATTAACCCTCCAGCACAGGTGACAAGACAAAATGTTATTAGAAATATTATTCATAATATATACAATTATACTGATTTAGATACATTAGATTATGACCCTGATGCGTTTGAATTCTTTAGAGATTTAGAAAAACAATCAAGTGTTATCGTAACACCTGAAAACTATGCATTGAAAGTAGGAGAAGATGTAAATGGAAACGTTACATTGCAACCATTAGCAAATGGCAACTACGACAATAATATAACATGGGACACAGTATTAGAAAATTATGGGACACTAGACGATGGTGTGTCCAGATTAAGACTTAAATATCATGGCGAAATAGAAGACTTAAATGCTGATGTCATTGGTACAATATCCGCAACAAGTGACGCGGAGTTATTATCATTCAGTGTAGATACTGCTACATTGCCAACAAATACAGTAAATTCAGTAGATAGAATTATTGATGCTGTTACGGCAAGACCGGGATTCAATGGAATACCTAATGTCGCCACAGGACAAAGATACTTATCATTGACTGATGCTACAAGTAGCAGTCACTTTGGTATTGAAATATCTAAAAATGATATCATTGAATACAATGGTAGCGAATGGGTTGTAAGTTTTGATGCAAGTGAGTACTCACTACGTGCGTATGTAACGAACACATATACTATGCAACAGTTTAAATTTGAAAAGGGCGAATGGTCAGATACATTCCAAGGAATTTATGAAAGCGGCTACTGGAGACTAGAATTAGTCACAACAACACCATAAGGCAGATAAATGATTAGAGCGGCAGGGGCGTGTATCATAGCAAAAGATACAAAACGTTTATTACTACAACAAAGAACAAAAGAAGGGTCACAACCAAGAAATTGGGGTTTCTTCGGTGGGAAAGTCGAAGACAAAGAAAATATAGCACAAGCATTACTAAGAGAAATTGAAGAAGAATTAGACATCGACCGAATAAATGATATTGAACGAATATATCCATTAGACCAATATCATTCACGTGACAAAAATTTTAGTTATTATTCATTTGTTATCATTGTCAGCAAAGAATTTATACCAAAACTTAATAACGAATCAGGTGGGTATACATGGGTAGATAGACACCATATACCCAAGCCACTTCACCCCGGCACACGTAGAACTTTATTCAAAAAGAACAAACTCAAAATTGTCAGGGACATTATAGTATCACTATAATTTTCTTCTAATTAGTGTAAATACTAGTGTTAGGAGATAAGATGAACGAAATCATAGATTTCAAAAAACAACGATTTATACGTGACTGTAAAGAGTTCCTGAAAACTGGAAAGATTACAGATAATCTACGTACCTCTGTTGTATCTGCAACTCCAGGACATGTTGAGTATCTAAAAAAGAACTTAGATAAAGACACAAAACGATTAGTAGACATCGTTATTGATAAGATTAGAGAAAAGTCCAGAAAAAACTTAACAACTAGCAGAACACGAATTAACTTCTTGGCATCAAGTGTACTCGAAAATCTATGTACTGAGGATACCAAATTTGCTATTCCCGAGGTTATTAAAAGATACAGAGAGAGTATCAATCCAGTCAAGGCGTTATACTATGATTTGCAAGAAATCATGTTCCTATATGAGGATAGACCCAAGAACAAACATCATATGTTTCTAATAGAAAAGTTTAAAAATACGCAAGAATTTGAAACTATATTACTTGCTATCGATAAAGATTTAGAAGACTTAAAAGAATGTAAGGAACGCATCAATGAGTTGAAGGTAGAATTCAACTTCTCTAATACTAGTGAATATATCAAAAAAATTGTTGATTTGCATAATGAAATGCTACAATGGAAAAAGTTATTTCATGCATTCCCAGAATGGATTAATGACAATACAACTGAAGACACATCTGCTACTCGTACAAGCCTGTACAACACACTCAAAAAATTCTTTTGCTAATAGGCAATAAAAAAGGGAGCATTTCTGCTCCCTTTAAATAACTTAGAGTAAAGTGTAATTACTTACCTACTTTAACTTCTACCATACCCGTGCCGCCTACGTTCTTATCTTCGATAGCGATACCGATGTATGCAGTCATACGTGGGTCTGTGTCTGTTTCTTTCCAAACTGTTGCAGTACCTACGATATCCGATGCAACAAGAATGTCGCCTTTAGATACTAGACCTACAACTTTAACTGGAACACGACCTTGTAGTGCTACATATGGGTGAGTTTGTGAGTTACCTGCTTCACTGTTCATTGCTACTGCTGGCTTAATTGAAACAACACCTGCAATCTTATTAGATGCGTAACCTTGAGATGATGTGACTTCTGCTTCACCACCAAATACTAACACAGTACCTTCTTCATATGGGGCGTCTGCCGCATATCTTTCAGCAAGGTCGGCATATTTTGCATATGTCGCCGTACCGTTGAAGTCGTCTGCTGTAACTGCCACGAAACTTGGTGAATCAGTTGTACGAACATGTTGGTTCATAGTGTCTGCATAACCGTTGTCTGTGTAACGACTATCTAAATCAACTGTTACGTCACCATTTGTACGTGTTAGTGTTAGAACACCATTTGAAGTACTGAATGAAGCGCCAGTTAGATAGTTGTCTGAGTTAGCATCTGAAACTGTTACTGATTCTGATGTGCCGTCACCTTTAGTTAGTGTGATGGTATCATTAGAAACTGATAACGCCGATGCCGCCAACGCACGGGCTCCGCTTGTTGTTGCATAACGGTCATCTAAGTCAACTGTTACAGTTGAATTATCATTACGTGTTAGAGTTAAAACACCGTTGCTAGTATTCCAGCCTGCTGTTGTGATACGTGCTAAGTTGTCATTATCTAGTAGAACTGACATATCAACTGTAAACGTTGAAGAATCATCACGTGTAAATGTTGCAACGCCATTTGATGCCATTGAACCTGATGTGATTTTTGCCGCGTTAGTATCGTCTAGGTATGCTGATAGGTTAACTGTATCAGTTGAACCATCACCACGTGCTAATGTTAATGTGTTTGCAGAAAATGTTAAAACATTTGATGCTGTACCTAGTGCTTGTGAACTAGTTGTTGTTACAAAATTACCTGAGTCCTGTTTGGAATCAAGCGCAGTTTGTAAACCATCAACGTTACTGATAATATGTGCGTGTGAATCGTCCGCAACTGTTGCCGTTAATGTAACGCCTTGCGAACCATCAATACTTACTGACCCGCTTAAATCGCCGCCTAACGTAATAGTACGTGCAGTTTCCCATTTTGGTGCTGATGTGATATCAAAATCAAATTCGTTTGATGAATCATCATATGTTACTGTGATGCCTGATTCAGTGTTACCCGAAACCATACCACCGATTACATCCATTATAACTTCTTGTGCAACTGAACCAAGAGTTAGACCTGCTTGTACATCTAATGTACCTGCAACATCAACGTTACCGTCTGCTTCTAGTGTACCATCAACTTCAATATTGTTTTTGAATTTGACTTTACCGCTCATAGTTTTGGCGATTGTTGCACCACCATCACCTGAGTCTTTTGCCGCTAGAATTGATACGTTACGTTCTAGGTCTGCAATACGTCTAATTGATGATTTTGTACCTGAAAAGATAATATCATCTGATGACATATCTGGAGTACCAGTAATCTCTGTGATGTTACCTGTTGAGTCATATTTATAACGCTTACCACGTTGAATACCTGTATTCGTGGAACCGTTGTGTCTAAATTTACGTGCCATTTTTTTCTCCTTAAAAAAGTTATCTTAATATCGATAGACCCTCATGGTCTAATGTTCTAAAGAACGGAGTAGAGGGATGGTGCCCTCTACTCTTTGATTAAGAATATATTATTTTTCGTCCATATACATGATTTCTAATTCATCATCTTCTGCTACAACGCCTGAGGCGAATGTCACACCTGATGAAGTAATTGTTACTTCATTCGGTCTTAGAACCATTCTGTTGATGAATACTTGCACAAACGGTGCTACATCAATTTCAGAACCATACGCTACTGCGTTTGAACCGAAGTCAATTTTATCTGTACCGTTTAAAGTCGACCAAGTAATTGAATGTGTTGAACCAGTATTATCAGATTCATCATCTGCCGAAACTGAATAACCATGAGTATGTTTCATAGTTGTTGCTGTTGTGATATCAACTGTCAAGTCTGATAATGCACCTGTACGACCTACGGTCAAAGTACCACCCGAGAATGATAACGAGTCTACGTAGTTGTCAACTTCTGCTGGAGTTGTATATGATACAACACCATTATTGTATGACAAGTCGCCGCCTACTGAGATAGCCGCTTTCGCTAGTGTAGTTACTTCTGCATCTGTTCTTTCTGTGAAAGATACTACACCGTTTGAGTATGATAAATCACCACTTGCTGAGATAGCCGCTTTCGCTAGTGTAGTTACTTCTGCATCTGTTCTTTCTGTGAAAGATACTACACCTGAGTTGTATGACAAATCACCACTTACTGAGATTGCGCCTTGTGCCAGTGTGTTTGAGAAGTACTTGTTAGTTGAACCTTCAGTTACGTCATCTGTTGTACCAGATAGTTCTGATAATTGGTCTTTGCCTGCTACTGCTGTATTTACATATGACTCTGTTGCATATGAGTTAGTAGTTAGATAAGAACCTACACGTGTATCTGTGTAGTACTTGTTAGATGAATCTTCTGTCAAATTTGCTGTAGTCATTGATGACAAATCTAAGTTTGAACCAACTTGTAGAGCAATTCTGGCATCCGCTAATGCATTTGTGAAGTACTTGTTAGTAGTACCTACTGACAAATCGTCAGTAGAATGGTTAGCAATTGATGAAACTGTACCAGTTACATCACCAGTTAAGTCACCAGTAATTGTACCTGTTGTGTAGAAGTCTTCTGCACCTGTTGTCCAGCGGTCATTTGCTTCGTCCCATAAAAACTGAACATTCAAGTCATCACCACGCTCAACTTCAAGACCTGCTGATGCTGTGGCAGAACCAGTGGCATCTGAATTTAATAGTAGAATGTTGTCTGCTAAATCAATCTGTGTTGTATTGATTGAAGTTGTTGTACCGTTAACTGTTAAGTCACCAGTGATTGTAACGTCACTAGAAAACGCACCAGTTGTACCAGAAACAGCGTTACCGCCGCCTGTTACTGCGCTTGCCGCCGCAGAGTCAACATAGTTTTTGTTTGCCGCATCTGTACCAGAAACTGGAGTTGCCAGTTCTTTGATTAGATTTGAATTCATATCGATGTGGTCACCGATTTGTAAATCACCTGATACTGCGCCTAATTCACCAGTAAAGTTAATACCATTACCTGAAATGAATTTCAAAGTACCTGTGCCAGTTGTACTGACTTTTAGGTCTTCGTTTGCTTCTGTTGTAATGCTAATTGAACCTGAGTCATCTTCGATAACTTTTTTGCCATTAACATATAATGAGCCTGGACCAACGTAGATATCACGCCACATATGTGTCGTTGAACCTAAGTCGTATGTAATGTTCGCACTTGGTAGAATGTGACCTGTCATTGTCAAGTCACCAGTTACACCTACATCGTCACCAAACGTTGATGTTGACGTTACTGCTAATGTGCCACCGACTGATACATTTGATGTAAATGAACCTGTCGAACTTGTTGCCGCCGCACCTTCACGTGAAAGTGGGAAACCACCAGTTGTAGAACCGTCATGGACGACAAGTGTTTTCTTGTCAGTATCAACTGTAACCTCGCCCAGAAGGCCTGTAAAGGATGAGTGTTGAGTAGTTGTACCACGTCGGAACTGAATTGCATATGCTGCCATATTATTTCTCCCGTCTAAATTTTTTTAAAATCGATTTCAATCAGAGAAGGCGGGATTCGCTCTCTCTGATAGTATTTATCGTAAACGGAATATTTAAGATGTTTATACTTAATTCTATAATATTACAACTTCAACAGTTTTCTCGCCACCGGACAAGTCAGTAGTGATAGATTTAGCAAATACAGACACACCATAATCTACTTTACCAACACTTTTTGCAAAGCCAGGAGTATCTGATGTTACCATCAAGTCACCTTTATTAACTGGGCCGATTACTTTACATGGGACACGCCCACGCAATGCTACATAAGGATGTGTGTGTGAATTGCCTGCATCTGCATTTAGTTTCACCGCTGGGTCTGTTGAAATAACGCCTGCAATTGCAACATCTAATGCTTGAGTTGTGGTAGTAATCTCTGCTTCTCCACCGAACACAACTACTGTGCCTGGTTCATAAGGAGCATCTGTGGCATATCTTTCTGCCAAGTCGGCAAATGTTGCTTCAATTGAATGCCCGTATACATTAGCCCACTTTTTAGATGAACTACCTAAATCATACGTGTCATCTGTAGTCGGGACAATGTCGCCCGTCATAGTCAAATCACCTACCATTGTATCGTTAGTGTCACTTCTTAAAAACTGAGTACTATCTAATCCATCAAGCAATTGTGAATCAGTAGCAGTTGTTATTGTGCCTCCTGATATCTGATAGCCAACGTGTCTTACTTCTGCAACTTGACTTAACGGCAATGTCGATGTGAATGTAATAGTATTTGATGATACTGTGTAGTCTGTAGTTGGTGTTTGTGTTGCACCTGAAATAGTAACAATTAGTGCATTTGCGCTACCAGGTGTAGCACTTAATGTAAATGTAGTCGTTGAACCATCACCAGTGATAGTGTCTCTTACGATGGTTGGTAGATTTGTTAAGTTATTAAAATGTACATCTTCACCACCATCAGTTAAAAGATTTTGTCTTAGTACATCAACTCTTGCATCTGCTCTTGCTTGTGTATAATATAGATTTGCTGAGCCTTCTGATAGGTCGTCTGTATCAGCCGCCGCCATCTTAGTATCCCAACGTGCAGTTGTATAATAAAGATTTGTTGTACCTTCAGATAGGTCATCTGTATCTGATGCCGCTAAATCTGTATTGAATTGTGCTGTACTACGTGCCGACGTGAAATATAGATTATTAGTGCCTTCTGCTAAATCATCTGTATCGTGGTTTCCTAAACTTGCAATAGTATTTGGCGTTGTATATGAAAACACACCAGTTGTTGAGTTATATGCCAATGAGCCTGATGCACTCAAATGCGCTCTTACTTCACTAGCACTTGGGCCAGTATATGTAATTACACCAGTTGTTGAGTTATATAACAATGAACCATCACCGCCAGAATCTGTGATGCTTATCGCACCTCTTGACCTTGCATCTGTGTAATAAAGATTTGTTGTACCTTCTGATAAGTCATCTGAGTCTGATGCAGATAATGACCCGATATTGCTATATGTCAAACCATCATTTGTAAACTGCCATTTATCAATTGACTCATTAAATCTAATCCCAACAGTATTTTGAGTACCCCTACTAACTTCAATACCTGCATTTTCAGTTGGTGCACTAGATGAAGGCCAATCTGAATTTAATGTAATTATACTATCTGCAACTAATAAATCAGTAGTGCTTATATATGTGGTATTGCCCGAAACTGTTAAATCACCTGTAATAGTCGCATCACCTGAAATACTAATAGTAGAACTTGTGATATCATCTGATGTTAGTACCCCGTCTATCTGTACATTATTAAATTGCACATTATCTGTCGTACCGACAGATTGTCCTATAGAGAACTCACCACTGGTGTAAGTAACACCAGTACCCGCTGATAAATGCGCTCTTACTTCACTAGCACTTGGGCCAGTATATGTAATTACACCCGTAGTATTATTATATGCTAAAGAACCATCACCACTCACATCTACTACAGATATAGATTCTCTTGCTCTTGTATCTGTATAAAACTTGTTTGTGCCTTCTGCCAAATCGTCAGTATCTAAAACAACTGACCCTGTTTTTGTATTAACACTCACAACAGGTGATGCGGTTGCCGAGAAACTAATAACACCAGTTGATGAATTATATGCTAAGTCGCCGCTTGCCGAGATAGACTGTCTTGCTCTTGTAGTTGTATGATATAGATTATTTGTACCTTCTGCTAGGTCATCTGTAGTACTTGAAGTGAGTCCTTGTGTAGAAATAACACCAGTTGATGAATTATATGTTAAGTCACCTGAAACTGAAATTGCTAAACGGGCTCTTGTATCTGTATAATATAGATTTGTATTTTCTGTTACTGCGGATGTATCTAATGTTTGAAATGATTTATCACCTCTATAATATTGAGATGTCGTACCGGCAGTTATAGTTGGTTCTTTTCCTGCTAAACTATTAGTTATTGTTGTACTAAAATTTTCATCGTCACCTAGCGCCGCGGCCAATTCGTTTAACGTGTCTAATGTTGCTGGTGCTGAATCTACTAGTGTGTCTATTTTAAGTTGCGCTCTGGCGTCTGCTCTTGCATCTGTATAATACAAGTTCGAAGAACCTTCTGCTATATCGTCGGTATCCAATACAACTGCGCCTGTTAAACTGTTAACACTCGTTACTGCGCCTGAGGCGTTCAGTGACAATTTATTATTAGTATCATCATATACTACGGATATGTTTGTATGAGTACCTGCTAATATCATCGCCGCAGAAGCATCTTGTATTACTTCTGTTGATGTGTTATCTATGAAGACTAGGTTACCTGAACCATCGATAGACAAAACTTGACCATTTGAGCCTGCGGTCACATCAAGTTTTGAAACATTGACGGCTCTATCGCCTAGCACATAATCCGTAATTTTTGTAATTGCCATTTTATTTTTCCTATAATTTTAATACACACTCGACTAGTTTTTCAGCCTGGGTGTCGTTTGTCTCTAAGGATACTCCCACGATATGATGATTTGTACCCGTTACAGAAACGCCATGCGTTGATGCTATACCGTTTGCATCGGCGTATACTGCTTCTCCTTTTTTTACTTTACCTCTAACTCTTACAGGAACCCTTCCTTTCAACGCAAGGGCCTGACCATCTATTGTTTCATTCATTAAGAATGCTGGTTTATCAGAAACAACACCAATTGGAATATCTCCCGAATTTGCTGGTTCTGTCTCAAATCCATCATCTATTAAACTAACTTCATAACTAACTGACATAACTGTACCTGTAGGATGGTCGAATTCTACTGTATACTTTTCCGCCAAGTCAGCATATTGTGCCTGTGTTGCAGTTAGTGTTGCCGTACCTGCGGCAAAATCACCATTTGCATCTCTATATACTATAGTATTTGCAGTATTGGCTTCTGTTGCATTTGATGTAACCGTAAATGTCCCACCTTCACTACTTACGCTTCCACTAATACCGTTACCACTCGTAGCGCCTTCACCAACATAGTTTCCAGTTGTATCTGTGCCAAGAGCAACACTATTCGTTCCTATTGTCGCAGTCAATGTAACATTTGTGCTACCATCTATCGAAACACTACCCGACAAGTCTCCACCTAATGTAATAGTTCTTGCTGTAGACCACTTAGACGATGTTGATGCGTTTCCAGTTAAGTCACCTTCGAATGTTGATGCTACAAATGTATCCGAACCGACTGTCCATTTGTCTGATGTTTCATTCCATAGTAGTGTCTTATTTGTTGACGTTCCTCGCTTGATTTCAATACCACCGTTCTGTGACGGAGCGCCTGTTTCATCGCTGTTTAGTAGAATAATATTATCGCCGATATTTACAGTGTTAGAATTAACTGTAGTGGTTGTGCCACTAACAGTCAAGTTGCCGTTAACAGTCATACCATTAACTGTAATATCATTTGTAGTAGTATTACCTTGTGAAGTAACACTATCTAAATCTTGTTGCCCGCCCGCAGTTAAGGCATATCTTCCGTCTAAGTCAACTGTTAAATCGCCTAGTCCGTTTCTACCTACAGTTAGAATACCATCTGATGTATTAAATGCCAATGAATCTGCATAGTTATTTGTTGCCGATGTTAAGTAACCTTGTGTTGCATGATTACCCCATCCAAATGCTGTGTCCCAGTTTGAAATCTTTGTATTTGTAACATTTGCCGCCGCATGTGCAGAAAATACTGGGTCTGTTTCTGCTGTTAAGTAATTTGAATCATTTGTAAAATGTGATATATTAGTTGGACCAGAGTATGACACATTAAGTGTGCCACCAGCGCCTAGTGTTAATGTACCGCCACCAGAAATATCACCTGACGTAGTAATTTGTATTGTTGTGTTACCTTGAACAACTTCACCTGAACTAGTTCCAAAGATACTAGTATCTAAATGGTTTACTTTAACTACATCATCGCCCAAAGCGAAACTATTAATCTTTGTTGTCATTACATCATACTCACAAATATCTCTATCATTCCTGCTTCGAATGTAGTTTTATCTTCCATTGCTTTACCGATAACTGAACCAGTAACTGGTTGACCATAAACCGCAGTAGCATGTCCTTCTAGTTGGGAAGTAGTAAGTAAGTCTCCTTTCTTACATTGACCGATTACTTTACACGGTACTCTTCCTTTTAATGCGATTGCTGGGTGTGTCTGTGAATTTCCCACTTCTGCGTTCATTAAATATGCAGGTGCTGTCGAAACTACACCGACCACTCTACTATCATTATATTCTGTAGTTGACGTGATTTCTGCCTCGCCGCCGAATACTAAAACAGTACCTACATCATATGGGGCATCTGCGGCATAGCGTTCTGCCAAGTCGGCAAATGTTGCTTCTACTTGATGTCCGTATATTGCTCTCCACTTATTTGATGATGTACCTAAATCTTGTGTATTATCTGTAGTAACAAAAATACTACCAGTTGTCGTGTTATCTGCGTCATTTACCATATGATTTGTTGGTATTGCAGAAGACGTTATATAACCTGCATCATTTGTGAATGTACTAACTGCTGTTGGGTTAGTGTAAAAACTTGGAAGTTGTCCACCTAAAGTATCTGCATTTGTGATACTTGTACTAACACTATTTGTTGCTAGTTTCAAAACATACATAACCGAATTTAACGCTAACGGTGATGTTAATGTTAGTGTAGTTCCGGTTGTAACTGAATACGCAACTGAAGGTACCTGAAATACTCCGTCAATGAAAACTTCTATATGCCAATCTTGTGAAACATTAAATGGCAAAGTATAAACACTAACAGAACCAGTACCAGTTGCGCTAAATTTCTCTAAGATGTTAAGTTTAACTGATGTGTCTACTACAAGATGGTCACCGTCAAGTGTGACTGCCAAATCGCCATTTGGGCCTGCTTTTACTGTCCTAAATTTTGCTTGTGTAGTATCTGTTGTATCTAAAACTGCAACTCCTGTTCCAGCATTTATTGGGTCAAAGTCTAATGTGTATGTGTTTGCAGAATCATTATATGTTGCTGTTAGACCGTATGATGCATCAAAGAAATTATCAATTCTATCATCAACTCTCTCATCTGTATAATATAAGTTTGTGCCTTCTGCCAAATCTGTAGTTGTATAATTTGTAAGAACGTTAGTGATTGCGGTTCCGTCACCAGTTATAGTAGTAAAAGTTCCTACGGCAGAAGTAGTTGCTCCTATTACTGTACCATCAATAGTTCCACCATTTATATCTATATTTGAAAAAGTAGATGTACCAGTAGATGTAATATTACCAGTTATATCTCCGACAAACACAGCACTCACTGTTCCAGAAGTTGTTAAGTCTTTATCATATAAAGTCCACTTATCAACATCTTCTTTCCATGAGAACTTAACGTTATCATCTGTGCCTCTATTAACTTCAATACCAACATCTTCTGATGCTGTTCCTGTATGGTTGCCATTGAGCAAGATATGTGCGTCTGCTAATGTAATTTCTTCTGTATTGACGGTTGTTGTGGTGCCGTCTACTGTTAGATTACCCTTAATTACTAAAGTGCCGTTTCTCGACTCGATAATAGCATCACTGACTCCATTGTCAAGTAATACTTTCTCGCCTTTAAGGAATAATCTGTCACCGAATTTAATCTGTTCTGCCATGTTATTCTTCCAATTACTAAGTTTGCTTAGATTTTATTGTGTACTATAGTCTATTTATCTGTTTAACAGGAATAGTAGAGGTTAAAAAACCCGACATAAATGCCGGGTTTTTATTATCAAAAATAATTATAAAATTATGTGAATGATAGTGTACCGTTTGGAATAGCAATTTTTGAAACGTAGTCCGCCGCATTACCTAGTGATGATGCAGTGTTTGTTAGTTCAACATAACCATAACGAGTCATGAATGAAACTACTGGTTCAAATGATGCTGGGTCAACCACAACGCCTGAAGACATTAGTGGAACGTATGGGCAATAGAATGCCGCCGCGTCAATCTCGCCTTGACCTTTATAACCTAATAGTACTGGAGCATCGTCACCAGCATATGTGTTGACGTAAATTCTCATTGTACCGTTAAGTGTACCTACAAACTTAGTATTAGTTGGTGCTTCAAAAGTACCTTCAGTTGTACGTGCAAATGCTGATGTAGTTGCAGATTGTAGAACTGTTAGTGCCGCTGGAGAAACAACTGCCCAGTTTGCCGCGCCTCTACGAGTACGTTGCGCAACTAGGTTTGCTTGTTGGTTGATTAGTGTTGCTAGTACGGCATGCTTGTCACCTACGAATGTTGGTGTACCAGTGAATGAACCTGACATGTCGAATGAAGCGCCTTGAGTCGCTAGATTTTCTAGTGAGCCTAGTACTTCTTGGTCGATTTCAGCAGTGATTTCCATTGCTAGAGCCGCCATGATTTCCGCTTCGATATCTAGGCCGTGCATTGAATTAGCATCTTGTGCCGCTTCGAATGTCCAACGTGCTGATAACTTACGAGTTTTCGCTTCAACTGTTTGCTTAAGAACTTGAATAGACATTCTGTTGCCTGCTTCACCTTCTAATGATGCTGTTGAATCCGCTGTACCGCCGGCTGCACCTGAGTATGCTTTCGCAATATCAAATGGGCTTAGTGCTTCTGCACCTGCTGTTGCGCCGTTGGCTGAGTCTGCATAACGCACACGTAGTGTGTGAATTTGACCTACTGGGCCAGTCATTGGTTGAACACCGATGATTTCGTTAGCAATAACAGTAGGCATAACACGTCTAATTACTGGAAGAATCACTTTGTTTAATGTAGCGATATTACCAGCCTGTGATGCACCTGCTGTCGCACTTTCGTTAAGTGCTACTTTTGTGTTTTCTAAAACTGATGACATTACGTCACGCTTGTTACCTTCTAGACCTTCTAAAAGTGTTTCACGTGTTGTGTCCCAGTTATTTCCTTCAAAAAGATTTTCCATCTTTTTATCTCCTGTATCTGGTTAATTAATTCAATCCGGCTAATTTCTTTAACTGGATTATATTGGCATCGCCACTCTGACTCTCGGACGTTGAAGTTGCTTCAACTTCGCGGTTACCAGTGTGTTCAGTCACTTTGCCTTCTGTTAACGTTTGTGTTTCTTCTTTCGTTGAAACGGTTTCATTTAAAACTGCTGGTAGATATTTTTTAAATGCAGTTTTAAGGTTTGAAGTTTTTACTGATTCCAGCAAGTCCACCATTACATCACGCTTTTCTTTGCCTAGTGGTGCTAAAAGACCTTCTAGTACGTCCTTACGGTTCATACGGTCTTGTAGTACACGCTCTGCCTTTTGAGCATTAGTAATAGTTTCTTCCTTCTCTGTAATCACTGCTTCTAGTTCTGCAACTTTCTGAGCAGACTCGTCTAACTTTTTGTTCATTTTCGCTACTTCAGTGCCTTCATTTATTTGTGAAGACATGAATTCGCCTGCAAATGTTTCAAAAATCTTACGACCAAATTCGTTTTCTTTAGCCGCTTGAATGTCCTCTTTAAGAACAGCCAGTTCTGAACGTAGTGCTTTATCAATTGTTGATTCAACTAATTCAGCAGAACGTTTGATAAAGGCTTCTTTAGTTTTCTTAAGAAGTTCTTTACCTTCTGCTACCATACGTACTTTAGTTTCTACTAAATCACGTTTGTCATCATGGAATTCTGCAAGTTCACGTGAAAGTTGTTTAACAACGAATGCTTTAGTTTTTTCTAAATTTTCGCTAACTTTCGCACGGTCGTCACGTAGTTCCTTAACTTCGGTTGCTAACTGAGAAGTAATGAATTTTTCAAGGAGTTTTGCATGTTCAGAAATTGCTTTCTTATATGCAACACGTTCTGCAATCAAGTCTTCGCGGTCTTTTTTAAACTCTTCCATTTCAGTAGTTATTGTTGAAGTAAGCATTGTATCCATTGCTTCAACGATTACTGATTTGTCGTGTTCAAACTTTTGAGCGAATTCCTCACGCAGTTCGGCTGTAATCTCCTCTCTTGCTTCATTTATTTGTGCTTCCCAAGCCTCAGATATTTGAGTACTAGCATTTTCGTCTAGTATACCTGACTCAAGAAGACCAGCAAGGATTTCGTTTTGTGCCATTGTTGGTTCTCCTATTAAAGTTTGAGTTCTCTAATGAACTTAACTATTTCGTTTGATAAGAATTTTTGAGCATTCTTATCTTGTTGAACATCTTGTGCTAATTGCCATGTTTGGAAACCACCACGCATGTTCATTAATCCTTCGTAAATCGCCTTTGGATATGCGTCCGGGGCGCTTGGTTGCGCCACGATGTCAACTGTGACAATCTCAAAATTACTCACGTTACCACTGTTGTCAACTTCACCAGAACCACGAGATGAGACACCTAATGTAGCGCCTGATTCGATTAGTGTTCTAATGATGTTACCCATGGGTGTAGGAACAACTTTAAGTTTACCAAAGCCGTTTGGACCATCCATCCACATATTCTCAATAATATGTGAAACACGGTCAACGTTGACTGTCAATTCTGGTGGGTGGTCGCATTCGCCAAGCACTGGGTAACCTTCAGCAATTTTATGCTGAACTTTCTCCACTGCATTCGCTATCTCTTTCACCGGGTATACTCTTTGGTTAGCATTTTTAACGCCGCCTTGGACGAAAATGCCTTCCATGAACATACTCTTTTCACCATTCTCACTCTCAACGATACGTGCTTGTACATTCGCTTGATTGTGTGATAATCTTTCAATAAGAACGGTCATTGGTTACTCCTAAGGTTTATAGTCTTATGATGTAATTGCTTTTTTATTTACACCATCATCACCAGGTTTTGCTGTTTGTGTTGACATCTTAGGTGCTTTATTACCTGATGTGTTCACATTACCTGTTGACATATCTTTTGGTGCATCACCTTTGCCGCCTGATGTGTTACCATCGTTTTGGCCTACTGGTTTTGCGTTTGAATCGTCACCTGGTCTCTTTGGGTTTGCATTAACAGTTGTTTTTGCTGATGCATCACCGTTGTCACCAGTTGAAGCAGTTACTGGAGTTACATACTCGTCTAACTGTTCGTCTTCTTCTGACTCTTCTAAATCGGTTTCTGTTTCGTCACTTTCTTCTAGGTCTTCTTCCACTTCTTCTGCTTCTTCAAGGTCTAGTTCTAGTGATTCTTCCATTTCAGCGTCGGCTTCTTCGCCTTCGTCTTCCATGTCGTCTTCTTCACCTGACATAATTTTTTCAAATTCTGCTTCTAAATCAGCAAGTGCTGATTCTAAATCATCTACACGGTCTTCCATGTCGCCTTCTGGAGCATCGTCACCCATTTCTAGGTCATCAACTGCTTCATCGTCTTCCATGTCGTCTTCGTCATAAATTTCTTCGTTTTCAATCTCATCTGCATCTGCCTCAATTTCATCGGATTCTGATTCTAAATCAAAACCTTCTTCAACTTCTTCTGATGCTTCTTCGATTTCCTCAAGTTCTTCTTCTACAACGTTATCGCTTTCGTTTAGAGAAGCCTCATGGATTTGTCGTGCTTGTTCAACAACAAAGTCATGTAGCAATTCTTCTGCTTTGCCATTTTCTTCGTTGATTAACAATTCTAGCACTTGTTCTAGTGTACTTCTTGACATTATAAGTCTCCTTAAAATCTATTCTGGTCTAGCCACTTAAGATTGCGGCAAGGTTATAGAAACGTTTTACTTTGTTTCAAAAGTATTTATAGGGATAATGTGTGTATATAAGGGAAATATCAAAAAACGGCTGTTTTTTGACGCTTTTGTTTGGTTCAAAAGATATTTAGTGATTTTTGTATGTCATAAACATACTACTTAATTAAAGTTCTACGGCTCCAGAATCGTCTCCGCCACTTGCACCATATTGTTGTTTTACTTGTACTGCTTCAATACCTTTTTGATATTTCCTGTATTCTCTAATTTTTCTTAACTTAGAGAGGTGTTCAAGTGTTAGGCGAATCTTACGAGTATCGTCTAAATTAGTATTTGTAAACTCATCGTCTTCGGGTGAGTAGTTTTCTTTTAAATCAGTATATCTCATACTACTATTTATACTTCTTCGTCCGTTTCGGCGTTTTCCGCACCTGATATTGGAGAACCGTCTTCAATATCGCCTTCTGCATCATCTAAATCGAAGTCATCACCGCCCATGTCCATATCAGGACCAGGACTTGCGCCTACACCTTTCAACCCATCAGGGTTTTGTGCTAGAGGGTCTTCAACATCATGTTCTTCTTTCCATAACATTTCATTCTCTAATACTTCTTCATCTGACAATCCTAAGAAACGTTTCAATGCAAAACGCTTACTAATGTAATCTGCGCCTTCAATACCAGTGAATACGTTCATTGCAACTTGGTCTACTTCTGCTTGACGGAACTTACCGAAGTTCTGAACTACATTGAACTTCAAGTCAAACGTACTACTTTCAATCATAACACCACGATGTTTTATAAACATCTTAAATTCACGGTCAATTTCTTCAATAATAAGTTGCTGTAATCTTTCACAGAATTTAGTAAATCTAAACTCTTGTATCATTGCAGTACCTGTTCTACCATCATTAAACGCAGAACCACCAGTATCAATACCACCTAAATAACTAGGTGGGACACGCAATCCTCGTAATAGTTTGTCGTTAAAATATTTTAAGTCATCAATTTGACCTAAGTTTTCACCACCAGGTAATGTTTCAACCTTAGAGCCACGACCTTCAGCCGTTTGTGCAAAGAAATAATCTTCCATTATTGATAGTGGATTATATGCACTATCTGTAACATTTTGTCCACCACCTGTTTTAGATGGAATACGTCTTTGATGAATATCACTCTTAATGCGTTCTAAGTGCTGGCGTGCTTTATGAGTTGGCATATCACCAACATCAATATAAAATACTCTACGTTCTGGTGCACGTTGTACACGATAGATAATAATACTATCTTCTAATAATTCTTTTTGTTTGTATACTTTAAATACTGGTTCAAGTATACTTGTGCCGAATGGCCAATAACTGTCGATACCTTCACTTAATGAGATATGAACTACGTGTTTTGCGTCAACTGGAGTTGATGTCTCATCTGTTGCAAAACGTGAACCACCCGCTGTCCCACCAGTATACCCTTGAGTAGTACTAGCATTATGTGTTGGGATTCCCATTGCACCAGCGCCGGTCTGTGCTAATTTAGTACTGTCAGCCGTAATATTCAAACTCTGTAAGTTGAGGTCTAAATCTTTAATATAATATGCTTCTACTTTCTTACCTTTGCCTTCGTTGACAACGACCTTATCAATTTTAACTGGGTTAACCCAATATAATTTATATGTTTCTGGGTCACGAATAAAGATTTGGTCACCATATTTAATTGTGTTTCTAAATATTCTAAACACACGCTTACTCATTTCATTCATATTTGACCACTGTCTTAGTGATTTTTGAATGATTTCATTTTCAGTAAATGATGGGTCTTCGTTAAACTCGACTTGGAATGCTAGTTTCGATGTTTCATTGAATAGCGTAGAGAATTCAGCAATAGTATCTAAAGCCGCATTTACTTCTGAGTCCATATCCATCTGGTCATATTGACCATAACGCTGTACTCTGTTCGGTTGCCCTTGATAAACTTCAGGTAGCCAACTACTATACTTCTTACTAGAAGCATCACCACCACCAGAGGTAGATGATTTAGAACGCTCAGGCATCCCGTCATAAGTTTTAAAATATTTTTTCCAAGTCATAATTATTTCCCGATTTCTCTATATTAACATATTTATATCGTATATGTCAACCTTTATTTTGTTTATTGTCTCAATTCCGTTAGAAGGTCATTAATAGATGATATTAATTGATTATATTCATTGTTATTTTGCATTTCTATTTGTCTTTCATCCGAACCTATTGGCGAAGCATTCATTCTTGTTTCTGCATTTGCTTGATTTTGTTTTAATAGGTCAATGAGTTGTGTTAATTGTTCTTCAGACGTAACATTAGAATTGCGCAATTGTTCTGCTAATGTATTAAACACTGCTTCATGTGTTTGTGGTGCATCTACTTTAGCACTCAACTCAACTGCCGCATTTTGTACATCTACTATAGATTGTACATTAGTTCTATCAGAAGGTGTTTCATTTCCATTTAGATTATTCTGTATATCTTGTAATTTCATCGCATCTTCTAACCCGTCATATCGGTCAGAATTAATTCCTAGGTCTATAAGTGAAAGACCAAATTCAGTTGCAACTCTAGTCAATACGGTTAGGGCAGTTCCTACGTTATTAACAATGTCAGTTATTCCTGATATATTTTTAAATGATTTACGTGCTTGTTCTATTAATTCTGCTTGTGTCGTATTCAATATTTGCATATTTCCTACAAAGTCGCCCATACTTTCGTTTACAACATCTTCTGATGCAATGATAGCCTGTCTATCTAACTCTGTCTTAACAAGACCAGTTCTACCTGCTTCATCTAACTGTGGCATTCCTTTTGCCGCATCTTCGATATTTTGTGCTTGTTGCATTAGCGCACCGACTAATGATGCTAATTGTGGGTCATCCACAAGTTGTTCTCGTACACCCGCTTGTGACGCCAAATCTCTAACACGCTCTGCCATATCCCCCATATTGTTAGATAAGAACCCTTGAAAATCTCCACCTTCTTCAACTACACGTGCCATCTGTTCAATAAATGGTAACATTTCTTGACCTAATGCAGTACCTTGTAATCCTTGAAACTGTTCTGTTCTTAAGAATGTTCCTTGGTCACCTGCTGTCAATCTGGCAGAAAGTGCTTCCATCAAAGGTCCACCTTGCGAACCGAAAGACCTTAGTGCATTTTCAATCGTTGCGGCTTGGTCTTGATTCATAGTTGCTAATAAACCAGTATCTGATGTATCCAACGTTTTCATCATCATTTCTGCGGCCTCTTCAACTGAAACTTTTAATACGTTTGCTGTGCTAACTACATTATTCATAAAGTCATCCATACCAGAACGCAGTTGTTGGTCAGAACGACCGTTCAATTGACCTGCAATTCTTAATGACTCTAAATACATGCCTGTCATATTTGCAACTTGGCCAAACTCTATACCTAGTTTCGCCATCATCCCGTCATCACCTGTTGCTATAGAGTCTGCAAACTGCAACGCACTCTGCACCCCAGTTACACCTACTGCTTGTGAAAATCTTTTTGTGAATTCTGCGGCTTCACCAAAAGTAAAGTTAGCATCTGTAATTGTTTCTGACATATTCAATAATCCAGCAGAAGCAGAATCTAGCCCTGCCAACAATCCAGATTGTCGCATTTCTTGTGCCATATCAAATCTGTCCATAAAACCTTGCCTAAATGCAGATTCAATTCCTGCTGATGCTACTGCTGATGCAGATGCTACTGCTTTGAATCCCTTACCTAGGTTTTTTAACTTGTCCATAGACTCTTGTGTCTGTAAGTCTTCGTCTGTGAAACCGCCACGTATCTGTCGTTCTGCTTGTTTCTTCTTAGTTTCATCTAGTAGTTGTTTTTCTAAATTATTTTGTTTAGTTTGTAAATTAACTAGACGCTCAAAGAACGAATTTGTTTTTCTATCTTGGGCGGCCTCTTGTTGT